ATCCGTCGGGATGTTGTATCTCTCAGCTTGAGAAATGGCGTAGTCGCGGATGTCCATTAGAGCAGCCCCAAACCAGCGGACAGATAGTTAAGCAGGCCCGGACGGGTCCGGTCGGTCTGCGTCTGTTGGCCCATATCGGCAACCCCGAGGGCTGCCAAGGGCAGGGAAAGCGATGCCGCAGGCGCGCCGGTGAAGCCGCCGTACTGTGCGCGGGCAGCGTCGATGAGAGCCTGATTGATAAGCTGCTGGGCCTGACCCTGCTGGAATTGCTGCTGGCCGATCTGCTGGCCCATGTTGAAGCCTTGCTGTGCAAGGCCGCCAAGTTGGCCTGCGCCGGAAAGCCGCAGGTTCGCGCCTGACAGCCCGGCCTGCTGGTTCGCCAGAGCAGCCTGTAGGCCCGTCGATTGGCCGAACTCTGCGGCACGCCCAGCGGCGGCCTGATTGGCCAATGCGGCTTGCATTGCTGCTTGCTGATTTGCGGTCTGACCTTGGAAGCCAAGTTGTTGGCCAAACTCTGCCGCCCGACCTCCAGCCGCTTGGTTTGCCAGTGCGGCTTGGAGACCTGTCTGTTGGTTGGCCAGAGCAGCCTGCATCGCAGCCTGTTGGTTCGCAGTCTGGCCTTGGAAGCCAAGTTGTTGGCCAAACTCAGCGGCACGACCGCCTGCGGCTTGGTTCGCCAAAGCCGCCTGCATTTGGTTAGCAACGTCCTGCTGGGACGCGCCGAGGGCCGTCTGGAAGCCTTGCTGCCGGAGTTGTGCGGCAAGCTGCCCGCCCTGCTGTGCGAAGGCACGATTTGTCTCGGCCTCTGCAATGCCCTGCCGCGATCCGCCGAATGCCCCAGCAGCCGACGCCTGAGCGCCAAGCTGGTTCTGCTGCATCTGACGCTGGCGATCCAGATCGGCCATCGTTGTGTCGATGACTTGCTGCGTGTATGGGTTCATATACGTCCCAATGCCGCCAGCAGCCTGTTGCGCGCTTACATTTTGCGGGTTGTAGCCGAAGCTGGTTCCAACTCCAGTTGCGCCAACGCTTCCAGCAGACACATTCTGCGGGTTGTAGCCGAAGTTTGTACCTACACCAAGCGCCCCAACGCTTTGGGGGTTGTAGCCGAAGTTAGTGCCGATTTGCTGCGGATTGTAGCCCATAGCCGACGCCGCGCCACCCATTGCGCCCGTCAGGCCAGCGGAGGATTGCTGAAAGACGTTGGGCTGGCCTGCTGCTGGCGTGGTCGCTGGCGCGGTCGCTGGTGTGGTCGCAGGGTTTGCAGGCTGCGAGACCAGTACGCCCTGCGGACCCTGTTGGCCCTGCATCTGCGAAAAAAGGTCAGGCTTAGGAGTGCTTAGTCCCCTAATTTGGCCCATGCCACGGGGGGTCTGCACGTTTTGAGGGTTAGAACCGCCTGCCATGATTATCTCCGTCCCGTATTGCTGCCGCCGCCAGATTTGCTGCCGCCACCAGAGGGGCCTGATTTGCCGCCTTTGCCCTGAGATGCTTCGCTCTTAGCTTTTGAGGCGGCCTCTTTGTTAGCTTGGCTCTTGGCTTTGTCTGCTATTGCTTTGTCTGCGGCACGGTTGCCTTGCAGGGCCTTGCCGACTTCTTTTGCAGATTGAACCGCGGCCTTGCCAGCCAGAGATTGGTCAGCCACTCGGTTGGCCGCCGCCGCGCGGTTGGCAGCCTCCTTTTGGGCTTGCTCCTTGGCTTTATTCGCCAATGCAATGTCCGCCGCGCGATTTTGAGCTGCCGCCACAGATGCTGCGGCAACAGGTGCAGGCTTTGCGGGTGCCGCAACGGGGGCAGGCGCAGGTGCAGGCTTTGCCGGAGAAACGCCGACAGTATTCAAAATGCCCGAGAGCGGGCCGCCCGAGAATGTCGTGCCGGATTGCCCAGCGCCGCCGCCGTCGAACATGTCACGAATGCCGGTGAAGCCGCCTACGCTTGAAACCCCGCCAGACATTGGGTCAGGAAGCCCGAAGCTGCCCGTTCCGCCGCCAGCCGACATGCCAGACGACATCGATCCGCCACCGCCGCCGCCACCACTGCCGCCGCCATCGCGGACAACAGGCATAAAAGGCGCAACAACAGGCGAAGGCGCAGCCATGCCCATATCCAGAACGCCGGGACCAGTGCTGCCAAAGCCAAACGGGGCCGCAGGCTGTGCGCCGGTCACGGGATCAATGAAGGGAGCGCGAAGGGCGTTATACTGGCCGGGTTGGCGGCGCTGCAATTCGGCCAAGGCTTGGTCATACATGCCGCCAGATGAGTACGCAGGAATGCCTCCGAAGCTCAAAGGCTGGCCCATCCCAGCCATCGGGTCTGCGGTAGGCAGGCCGAACGCGCTGGCGGCTGCGTTTGTGCCTTGCATCGATGCCATCTGCATCGGCGTCATGGCCGCTACGTCTGGGCCGTAGTAAGGCGTGTAGCCGATCCGCGACAGCGTGTCTGCCTTGGCCAGATTGCTTTGTGCTGCATTCTCAAGAAAAGCAGGGACTTCTACCGTGCTTGTCGTCGATCCGCCTTTACCGCCGCCGCTCATTCGAACTTCCTCTCCAAAACCGTCATGACAGGCTTGTATCCGTGCTTTGCAAGAACTCGCTCCCAGCCACGTCGCCCAGCGATTGTCATTGAAGTGCAGCCCTGTGTCTTCCCCCACTCAGTTGCGGCGTCGATCATATCTGTGATCGTCCCCATTTCACCACCGGCTAGGAAAACGTGCAGGACACGTTTTTTAGGATATACCACAATCTCAGTGACAGCGCACCCCCTTTCGGCGGGCCAAAGCTGCATACGACCACTGGTAATCCCGTCCACAACATCCTCGAAAACATGACTGCCGCCGCTGTATTCCAAGGCGTCCTCAATCCACTTGCGGCAATGCTCCAAGAGCGTCATGCCTGCACCCGGCTGATGGCCATTGTAGCCGAGGGCGACGCAGGCGCGTAGGCAGTCGCAGCGTGCGCCAACAGCGAGCCGTTGGTGCTTGTCGTGGCCCACATAGCTTCTAGATAATCGCCCGCATCAAACTCAAAAATTGAGTCGCGCGATACGACGATAGTCGCGCCATTATTGTGCAAACTGGCAACCATCGTGCTTCCCGTTATGTCTGTGCCGTTCACGCGCGGCCAAAACCTGAATTCCAGCGTGCTACCTGATGACGAGGCGATCTGCGCTGTAAACGAAACGCGATACAGGCCGCCCTCAGAGAACACAATCCGGGTCGGGTTCGTTCCGCTTTTCGTAATGCCATCAGAAATCGACGGCGCGTCAAATTCAATCGCGTAGGCCGTGTTGGCCGCCGCCGCCGTGATCGACGCATCCTGAGCGAAGATCGCATAGCCGTCCGCCAGCACGATCTGCCGCCACTCGTCGCCCTTCGAAACGACAGGATACCCGCCAGCCGCATCCCACAGCAGGACGCCGTTTTGCGTGGCAGGTGCCGCCGGGTCCCTAAATGTTAGGTTGTCCCATGACCGGGCCAGCCAGCGCCGCAAGTCATTGGCCCATGTGCCTAGATCGTTCCCGACGGGTGGGACGCCAAATCTCATCGACGGCCACCCGGTACGGCATCAATGCGAGGCACGCCCCAGCGCCAGTTGGTGTTGATGTCGCCTGTCACTCGCATGGCGATCTGACGCCCAGAGAACCGCACGTTCGTGGGGTTGCCCATGTTGTAAGGCCCATAGCTGCGCTCGGTGTCGTTGGGGTAAAACCGTGTCTTGAACGTCACCGTGGCCTGACCCTGCGTCCGCTCGTCGGGGATGAACTCGACGGCGGCCATCACATTATCGCCAGCGCCAAGTTGCATCGGGCCGCTTTCGGCGTAAGGTGCCACGCCGTCCATCACGTTGCCGATTTCGTGATTGATCGCCTTGCCATTGGCAGCCATCAGGATCGGCGTGTTGAAGACGCCCGCGTCAATGCCGCTTGTGCGTGAGAGGATGCCAGTGGACCAATGGTTTTCTTTGTAGTTGAAGACGACATATCTGTCGTTTTCGGTGGCGCTGGCCGACGCGTAAAACCACCAAATCTCTGAATACTTGGCGTTCGCAACAGCAGCGATTTTAGACCGCTGCGTGTTGTTGATGTCAGAGAAAACGTAGTCAGAAACCTCGCAGGGAACCTCGCGCACGGCACCGCCAGCGTAGACGAAAAAGCCGCGAGACCCCATCCAGAAGATGCCAGCGTCCACGGCAGCCGCACACAGGCGCGAGGAAGCGCCGCAAGAAGATCCGACACGCTCAAAGCCGTAGACGAAGGGCGGCCCCTGATAGGTTGCTGTGTGGGCGTCCTGATCGGTCAGGATCAGGGTTTGCCCGCGCGTGCGGATGCCCAGCATGATCTGGCCGCTGGTTTGCAGTTCGATGTCGCCAGCCTCATTCGTGGCGGAAGGCGTCCAAACCGTGTTGGCCTCGCGGTCGCACCACTGAACCTTGCGGCCATTGCCGCCAGCCCCGAGCGCAAAGAGAAAACGCTCCTCGGTCACGACCAAGCCGATGCACGACGTGGGCGCGTTTGTGATAACGACGGCATCTGCCGCCGTGTTCAACTGCCACTCGACAAGGCGACCGTCGCTGTCGCTACAGGCTACAAGGTATTCGCCCCAGTTATCCAAGGACCAAGTGGTCGCTGGATCGTAGGTTCCGATGTCAGGTCGCGGGATGCCGTAGACAGCCGTGCCGTAAAAACCGCCGCCGTAGCCCGCGTTAAAGGAGGCATCCTTGTCGCCAGCCGTGTAAGATGTCGGCGTGATGTTGTATATGGTGTTGCTCGCATTGCCGACGAACAGGCCAGCATAGGTGCCTGCCGCATACCATCGGTCACCATCAAGATCACGCCACGCCACAGCCCCGCGCAACGGCTGGTTCGTCATCGTGGAGCGCGTCAGCCAGCCGCCGACGGGCTGCATCGTGCCGTCCGTCCAGCGCACCAGTGAGGCATCACGCCAGCGGCTTGCGGCCTGCAAGTCGGTGCCGTTACGGTAAACGCCGGGCGGAAGCTGTAGCGGGATAAGAGGCATGGCAATCTCCTGTTGCGCGCATACTACATCATGCGAGCAACTTCGCCAATGTCTTAGGGCCAGCCACGCCGTCTGCGACAAGGCCGTTTCGGTCCTGCCACTTCTTCAGGGCGTTTTCTGTGCCTTGGCCGAAGTCACCATCTGCGCCAATGCCAAGGGCAGCTTGCAGCTTTTTGACCATCTCACCCTTGGAGCCTTTCCGCAGGGTCTCAGAAACGGCAGTGGTCACAGGCGCAACTGCTTCAATCTTGCCACCCAACGCCGCCATAGCCTTAGCATAGCGGGCTTGCCGATCAGACAAGCCGATGTCACCCCCGTTGATGATCTTCGTGAGCCTCACTTGGTCGCCCGTGTCTGCGACCTCATTGAGGTTGCGGCTGCCCCAGAACCACAGTGCGCTTTCAAGTGCGCCCTTCTTGGTCAGTAGGTAGGCAGCGGCTTCCTCGGCGGTCATGCCCACGGTCTTGCCAAAAGCCGTCGTATTTGCACGGCCAGTAACCTGCTTCAGACCTTTTCCAGAAAAAAGCCACCCGTCGCCTTCCTTCACATTGCCAAGAGCGCCGCCCTTGGAGCGGTTCTTGTCCATGTACACATAATTGGCGATCTTCTCAGGCTTGCCAGCATACTCTGCGGCGTTCTCCTTGCCGGGGCCGAAGTAGCGGGGAAACACCTTCAGGAGGGTGGCCTCCTTGTAGTTGAGGTTCTCCTGCAAGACGCGGAAGTCCATGCTCTCATGGGCGCACTGGGCGATGAAGCCCGCGATCCGCTTGTCGGTGGTGATGCCGTACTTGGGCAGCATCTCGTTGAGGGCAGCGCACCATTCGCCGACTTCTTTATTCGTCGGGATCATCACAGCCAGTTGGGCTTCGGTAATGAGGCTCATTCACATTCTCCTATTCACACCATGATTGCTTGGCGTCACCCTTGTAGGGCCGCGCCAAGCCTGCGGATATCAAACTCTCAGCGAGGCTCTGGTGGTCTAGGTAGACC